TTTATGGCCGCACAACAATACGAAAATATGAAGATGCAAAACTTTGCCACCGAACAACAAGGTGAACAAGCTGCATCACAAGCTTTGTTAAACAAAGATCAAGCAGCTAAAACCCGAATGGAAACCATTTCGGAAATGCTTAAACAACCCGGATTCGAATTATCCGGTAAAGAAAAACAAGCGATTATTAACTCGCTTAATGCTAACGCCAGACAATCGTTAGCAACATCTGCTTATACAGAAGCAACACTACCAGAGGCACAAGCTACCGGAGCAGCTTATCGCGACGAAAAAGGTGACTTTATCTCTGGTCAAACTATGAAACAAATCGAAAAACTGACTGGTTCAGCCAAGTCAGCTATAAACGCAATAAGAGGAAGATAAAAAATGAAAAAATCAATTTTTTTACGTACCGCATACAATTACGACACGAATGCTGCATCTAATGCGTCCGGGTTGGTTTGTGAGGAACCAACTCGGGCGCAGCAGCACCATAAAGATGAGTGCGATATCAACGTAATCTTGGAAAGATTCGGAAAAACCGGGCAAATGCCCGTAAGCGCTTTAAGCGCCCATTACGGCGACTTTACCGGTGTCAATGACTACCATACCGCATTGAACACTTTAATCGCCGCTGAGAGCGAATTTGACGCTTTACCGGCCAAATTACGCATGGAGTTCGCTAACGACCCATCTAATCTCATTGAATTTCTCAATGATCCAAACAACAAGGACAAAGCTATTGAGCTTGGCCTTGTAAATCCACCGATTACTAGCTCATTTAATGAGCCTGTAGAGGTAAAAACCACCGTCACCGACCCCTCGTAAGAGGGGTAGCACAGTTACTTTACTTGATGTAACTGTGCTAGGTGACACCAATCACCGCAAAAACACAAAAAACTGAGGGCATATCATGGGCATGTATAGAAAAAAAGTTAACAAACAAAAGTCCGCTAGGACTTTCAGAAAAAACGCCGGAAAAACGGCTTACGCTAACCTTAAAACCAACCCAATGCGGGGCGGAATTAGACTTTAATAAAAGGAGCCACCTCACATGGCCTGTTATCACCCTCTGACCGCTTATTTAAGTGGGCATCAAACAAACAATAAAACCGGCAAATCATTTCGCCGAGTTTCATTTAAAGAGACTGACGAACACGATCGTCAAGTCTCACTGCCCTGCGGCCAATGTATTGGCTGCAGGCTAGAACGCTCACGTCAGTGGGCTATGCGCTGCATGCATGAAGCGCAATTACATGAAAATAACTGCTTTATAACCCTCACTTACAATGACGAAAATTACCCCAACAACGGAAGCCTTATTAAAAGTGACTTCCAAAAATTTCTTAAGAAATTCAGAAAAGCCATTGCCCCTGCAAGAATTCGTTACTACATGGCTGGAGAATACGGCACAAATTTCGGCAGACCTCACTTCCACGCCTGTATCTTCGGATACGATTTTCATGATAAGAAACTACACCAGAGGACTTCCTCTGGTTCTCTCATATATAGATCCCAAGAGCTTGAAAAGCTCTGGACACATGGTTATTCCTCCATTGGAGACGTTACCTTCGAGTCAGCTGCTTACGTTGCTCGATATATTATGCAAAAACAAACTGGAAAAGTAGACCCAAATCATTACACCTTCTGTGATTACAAAACTGGCGAACTTATAAAATTATTACCTGAATACAACAATATGAGCCTTAAACCCGGAATCGGATCAGAATGGTATAAAAAATACAAAAATGACGTCTACCCACATGACTACGTAGAATTACGTGGCAAAAAATTAAAACCTCCAAAGTACTATGACAAACTGTACGCTAAGGAAAACCCTTATGAATACGATCAAATACTTTACACAAGAGAAAAACAAGCTAAACTACGACCTGAAGAACATAGCTATGAAAGACTGCTCGTAAAAGAAACTGTCCAAAAAGCTAAACTTCAAAAACTTAAACGAAAACTCACATAGGAAAATCCTCATGAAATTAATCATCTGTACTGTTAAAGACCGAGCTGCAGACGCTTACGGCCGTCCAATGTTCGTACCATCTACAGGAGTAGCTATTCGCTCATTCTCTGATGAAATCAATCGTAATAATGCTGATAATCAGCTTTACAACCACCCCGACGACTTCGACCTTTATGAATTGGGAGAGTTCGACGATAACACCGGCTTATTCTCTTTACATGAACAACCAAAACTATTATCGTTAGGTAAACAAGTAAAATTAACTTAAGCCTTTAAACAAACCGGAGAGAAAAGGTTACTTTTCTCCCGGAAAACTACCAAGGAAAACAATGCACCGCAATCGTTCAGTAAGTACCCATCAATTTGCTATGGTACCGAGAGCTGATATTCCACGATCAAAATTTGACGTGCAATCAGCTCATAAAACTACATTCGATGCGGGACTATTAGTACCTATCTATGTTGATGAGGTTCTCCCAGGGGACACATTCAACTTCAAAATGACAGCCTTTGCTCGGATGTCAACACCACTCTATCCAATCATGGACAACTTGATTATGGATAGCTTCTTTTTCTTTGTACCAAATCGATTGATTTGGAACAATTGGCAACGATTTATGGGTCAGCAAGATAATCCAACTGACTCCATCTCATATCTCGTGCCACAACAAACAAGCCCAGCAAGCGGCTACGCAGTAGGCAGCTTACAAGATTACATGGGCTTACCAACCGTTGGACAAGTAGCATCTGGCTCAACGGTAACGCACTGTGCCTTCTGGCCACGTGCATACAATTTGATCTATAACGAATGGTTCAGAGATCAAAATTTACAAACTGCAGCAGTAGTAGACAAGGGCGATGGCCCTGACGCTTCAGCATCAACAAATTACGTATTACGTCGCCGTGGCAAGCGCCACGATTACTTTACGTCTGCATTACCATGGCCACAAAAAGGCCAAAGCGTAACGCTACCATTAGGTACAAGCGCGCCAATTAAAGGTACAAACGCAGGAACAACATATAACGCAGTAGCATTTACTGACGCTGTTGGAACTACAAGCGGCTTTGCTCAATTATTCTCTGGTACACCAGGCGCATCTACAAGGGCACCAAATGGAACAGCATTATTTGCAGACTTATCACAAGCGACTGCTGCAACTATCAATCAACTCCGCCAAAGCTTTCAAATTCAAAAGCTGCTGGAACGTGACGCTCGAGGTGGTACTCGATACACTGAAATTATTCGTGCTCATTTCGGTGTTAATTCCCCTGACGCTCGTCTCCAGCGTCCTGAATACCTCGGCGGCGGATCAACTACTATCAACATCAACCCAATTGCTCAGACAAACAGTTCTACTGTTACTGGAACGACTACCCCTCTGGGTACACTTGCTGCTATGGGTACTGCCCTGGCTGCTAACCATGGCTTTACTCAATCATTTACTGAGCATGGTGTAATTATTGGAATGGTCTGCGTACGCGCTGACCTGACATATCAACAAGGACTCTCACGTATGTGGAGTCGCTCAACACGTTATGATTTCTATTTCCCAGCGTTCGCACATTTGGGCGAGCAAGCGGTATTAAACAAAGAAATCTACGTTCGTGGTACTGCAGACGATAACAACGTATTCGGATACCAAGAGCGCTGGGCAGAGTATCGCTACAAGCCCAGCCAAATCTCATCACTCTTTAAGAGCACATCCGCAGGAACACTTGACGGATGGCACTTAGCGCAGAACTTTACAAGTCTGCCAACCTTGAATAGCACATTTATTCAGGAAACTCCTCCAATGCCACGTGTATTGGCAGTTGGCGCAGCTGCCAACGGTCAGCAGTTTATTTTCGATGCTTTCTTCGAGAATAAAATTGCACGACCATTGCCAATGTATTCAACACCTGGCTTAATTGATCACTTCTGATGAATCTAGGATCAATGCTTTCCGGAGCTGGCACTGGAGCAGCTGCCGGATCTCTATTTGGTATACCAGGTTCAGTTATTGGAGCTGGTATTGGTGCTGCCGCAAGTCTTATTGGCGGTCAACAACAAAATGCAGCCAACCGCGCTATGGCCGGTCAACAAATGGATTTTCAGGAGCGTATGCGAGGAACACAGTATCAAACTACTGTTGCGGATCTTAAGGCTGCTGGCCTTAACCCCATGCTTGCCTATACACAAGGCGGAGCGGGCACTCCTCAGGGTGCAACCGCACAAATGGGGAATCCTCTCGGCGATGCCGGAAATTCAGCCAAAGAAGCAGCTTTGGCAGTAGCGCAATATGCAAATATGCGCAATCAAAACGTCTTGTTAGAAGAACAAGCGGAAAAAACAAATGCTGACCGCTTTCTATCATTGGATCAGGCAGCATATACACGCGCTAATACAATGCGCGAACTTGCCCAGATGCCAGGCTATGGCAAATTTGGGCAATTACGAGATGCTCAAATACAGCAGCTCACTACATCAAGCGCTCAACAGGCCGCGCAAGAGCAACAAGCTCGTGCACAAACACGCTATACGAATGAATTAACTTCGTTAGCTAAGACTGGAAGTGCTCCTTCCAGTCAAAAACCTATTTATCAAGACGTTAAAGGCATGATTCACAATGCCTGGGATAAATTCCATAACTACCCTAAAGCGACGAAACCCTTCGGAGGAATGAAATGAAAATTACTAAAGACATACCTGCAGCGCCCGTATTTTTACGGACGCAATACAACTACGATCACGACGCTGCGTCAAATGAGTCAGGGTTGGAGTGTAAGGACTCCTCCCTGGCTCAGCAGCACCATCGCGAAGAATGCGATATCAATACAATCATGGAGCGATTCGGCCAGACAGGCCAATTGCCCCAAACCACTTTAGAGCCCTCCTACGGCGATTTCTCAGGTGTGGTGGACTACCACACTGCCCTTAACGCTATTCTCGCCGCAGAAGAGCAATTTGAGGCTTTACCAGCCCAAATGCGTGCAAGGTTTGATAACGATCCTGCAAAACTAATCGATTTCTTGGAAAACGATAACAATCGATCCGAAGCTGAAGCGCTCGGATTGGTAAATCCTATTAGCTCTACGGCTAATAACGAGCCTGCTCCAGCAGCCGAAAAACCCGTCACCGGTACCCCTGAATAGGGGTAAGACCAGTTACCTTACTTGATGTAACTGGTCTAGGTGACACCAATCACCTAAAAAACACAAAAAAGCGAGGATATAAACATGAGTATGTATAGAAAAAAAGTCTCTAAATCAAAGTCCGCTAGGACTTTCAGAAAAACAGCCGCTAAAACTAAATACGCAAACGTACGGGGCAACCCGATGCGTGGCGGAATCCGAATGTAACCTCGCAAAAAAGGACATCCTTACATGGCCTGCTACAAACCATTAACCGCTTACTTAAGTGGATTCAATATCAACAATGCGACCGGCAAAGCATATCGCCGTGTCTCATTCAAGGAAACGGACGAATGTAATCGTACGATTTCCCTCCCCTGCGGCCAGTGTACTGGCTGCAGGCTGGAACGCTCACGTCAGTGGGCAACCAGATGCATAAACGAAGCTCAGCTTCACTCCAACAACTGTTTTATAACCCTTACATATGACAACGAACACCTACCCAAAGACGGCAGCCTTAACCACAGGGATTTCCAACTCTTCCTTAAGAGGTTCAGGAAAGCCAACCCACATATCAGAATTCGTTACTACATGGCTGGAGAGTACGGCACAAATTTCGGCCGACCTCACTTCCACGCCTGTATCTTCGGATACGATTTTCATGATAAGAAACTACACCAACGGACTGCCGCTGGTTCTCTCTTATATCGATCCCAAGAGCTTGAAAAGCTCTGGCCATATGGTTATTCCACCGTTGGAGACGTTACCTTCGAGTCAGCTGCTTATGTTGCTCGATACATTATGCAAAAACAAACGGGAAAAGTAGACCCAAATCATTACACATTTTGTGATTTCAAAACGGGTGAGCTAATAAAATTACAACCTGAATACAACAATATGAGCTTAAAACCCGGAATAGGCTCAGAATGGTATAAAAAATACAAAACTGATGTCTACCCTCATGACTACGTAGAATTACGTGGCAAAAAATTAAAACCTCCAAAGTACTACGATAAGTTGTACGCTAAGGAAAACCCTTATGAATACGATCAAATACTTTACAATCGAGAAAAACAAGCTAAACTAAACCCTGAAGAACATAGCTATGAACGCCTGCTCGTCAAAGAAACGGTAACTAATGCTAAACTTCAAAAACTTAAACGAAAATTAACTTAAAAACTCACAAGGAAAATCCTCATGATTCAATATATCTGTACCGTTAAAGATCGAGCCGCTGACGCTTTTGGCCGTCCGATGTTCGTACCATCAACTGGCGTAGCCATCCGTTCTTTCTCTGATGAAATTAACCGCAATAGTGCTGACAATCAGCTTTACAATCATCCTGATGACTTCGACCTTTATGAGCTCGGCTCATTTGATGACAACACCGGTTTATTTCATCTCAATGAACAACCAAAATTACTCTCGTTAGGCAAACAAGTTAAAATCGCCTAACGCCTTTAACAAACCGGAGAGAAAGGGAACCTTTCTCCCGGAAAACTACCAAGGAAAATAATGCACCGTAATCGTTCATTAAGCACCCACCAATTTGCAATGGTCCCTCCCCCGAATCACCCACGTCCAAAATTTGACGGCAAACAGGAACACAAAAAACCATTCGATTCGCGCTCCCTTTACCCGGTATCCTTTAATGAAATCCACCCCGGGAACACTTTTAACTTAAAGATGACTGCTTTTGCCCGAGTGCCAACGCCAATCTATCC